TAATAGATCCTTTTGGTAAAATCTCTTTTGCTCTTCTTAAATGTTTAGCTTCATCTCTCATATGTGGATCGTAGTTTCTAAAATCAAATTCTAATTCACCACCTGTGTATTCTGAACCATCTGTTAATTGACAAGTCATAGATAGTTTTCGAATCTTACCGTTGTCGGGTCCTTCTTTTTCATAAGGTTTATCCCAACCATCACAATGCCAATCATAATATTGGTTGTGTTTATATTTTGTAAACTGACACGATTCTGATCTGTCCCATTCAAAGTTCCAACCTGCATTTCTATTTGCTTCGTGAACATATGGGTGTAATTCTTTATATATCCAAGTATCATTTAACCAAACTAAATCAGAGTTTCTTTTTCTTTTTAAATCTTTTACTTCTTCTTTAGATAATTTTTTATCACCATACCCACCTGTTCTAGCCATTACTTCTTCTTGTTGATTAGCATAAGCTATTACATCATCACAAAACTTTGGTGTAAGTGCTGCAGGGAAATGCCAGTAGTAATTAGATATATTCATAAGTTATTGTTTGCACAAAGTTTAATGAATCTTTTTGTGTGTTAGTTAGATAATACATATTAGTTGATGGAAATAATATGAACATATTGTTTTTAAGTTCTATATCCCAACTTCTTCCTTTACGTCTGTTATCTTCGTAGTGTATTCTGACCATACAATCTTTGACTTTTACACCATATAATAATGTAAAGTCTGGAGAGTTACGTAGATCCACTGGATCAATATTTAATAAAGGAATAGTTGTTTCCGCAGGTTTATAGATATTTCCCCACGTTGATTTGTTGACTAGATTAATTCCATATTCAAGACCGATGTGATCTCTCATATATGTATTTAACATATCCCAAGTTCTTGAGAATGGAAATTCTTTAGTGTTAAAAGTTGATTGTAAAATATCGTTGGTAAGTTTTTCTTGGTCTATCTCAAAACCTTTCGGCATATCGATATCACCGTAGAATAAACTTTGCTCTGTTAATACTTTCTTCTGCATACCACCACCCTATATAAATTATGCTAAATCGTCTGTCAAGTCCCAAGTTGTATTAGCTTCATTCCAGACGTAACTCCATCTGTGAGTATTTGCTGTATTTTGTGATTCTTGTTCAGCTGTCAATGCTGGAGCATCACCGATTGGTGATTTCCAAGAAGCTGATGCATTATGTTTTACCCAAGAAGCGTAAGGTTTTTTAGGCCAAAAGATTTGATCATCTTCGTCCCAAGTATAACCTATACCTGCATAGTTTCCTCTTAATGGTGTTCCACCACCTGAATGTGTTCCACCTTGTGTATTGTAAGATGTTTGAATCCACATTTGTGCAGGCCAATTATTATGTGTTTCTAAATATTGTTGTCCTACTGTTTCATCTTCAACGCCATCAGCGTTTAACATATCACCATTATTCAAAGTTAATACTTGAATAACTTTTCCGTTTGATCCTAGTTTTGCAAAATGTGCCATAATGTTTCTCCTTATATATTAATTTTAAATGTTAGTAAATACATATTAATTTTGGAATTTGTATCTTATTATAACGATTCCTGATCCACCAGCACCACCAACTGTAGAAGGTGCTGGACTAGTAGCAGAACCTCCACCTCCACCACTGCCTGTATTTACTGTTCCGGCTACTCCTGTACTATTTCCACCTCCACCACCATTTCCTCCACCACCAGCACCACCACTACCACCGGTTAAACTGTTAGGTGTTGAAGCACCTCCACCACCACCAGCTCTTACTGTTGGTGTTGCATTTATTGAACTTGTTGCACCGCCACCACCATTTCCACCTGCACAAACTGGAGCACCTTCAGCTCCTGGTCCAAGAGCTCCACCACCACCACCGCCTTGATTACCAAAAGCACTAGAGCCAGCACCACTATTTCCTTGAGGAGGACTTACAGGAGGTGTATTTCCAGCTCCTGCAGCTCTTGGAGATTGTCTACCTGATCCACCACCTGATCCACCAGCACTTGCAGCACCTGGAGGAGTATTACCTGCTCCACCACCTCCACCACCCGTAGATGTTATTGTTGAAAAAATTGAATTAGATCCTGAATTACCTGTTCTTGCAGGAGATCCCTCACCACTACCTCCACCACCAACTGTAATTGGATAACCTTGTGCTGTAACTGATAAAGCTGAAACACCAGATCCTAAAGGACTTACTGTATATGAACCAGATGCTGTACCTGATGATTCTCTATAACCACCAGCTCCACCACCACCTGCGCCATCTCCACCACCGTTTGCACCACCAGCAACAACTAAATAATCTACTGTTGAAGAACCTGCTGAATTTCCTGCACAACTAACTGTAAAAGTTCCTGGACCTGTAAATGTATGAATTTTATAATCTCCAGACGTTGTTTCAGTTCCTCCAGTAGCTGTAACATACTTTGTTTCAAAAGCTTGAGAACTATTTCCAGTATTTGTTACAACCCAACCTTTTGTTGCGTCTACATATACAAAAGTAATAGTAGATCCCTCTTTATTACATACAAAATCTGATGCTGCACCTTCAATATTTGATCCGTTTCTTGCTATTGTTAAATTATTTGTATCCCAAGTATTTGCATAATCTGCAACAGCAACTACATTTCCTGCACTTGGTGATGCAGGTAAAGTTACATTAAATGCTCCTCCAGATGTATCTGTAAAATATCCAACACCTGTTGCTGCTGTGCTTGGGTCTGCTGTAATTTTTGTTGTGTTCCAAGATACTTCACCTGTAGAACCAAAACCTGCAGCTGTACCAGAGTTTGTAATTGTTGCACCACTAGGAATTGTGAACGTATCGCCACTATCCCCTAATGTGACTGTACCACACGCTGTTCTTGGACTAATTTTATTTACTTTTATTTCACTCATAATTTTTTACCTATTGAAATTTGTACCTTATTATTACTATACCTGAACCACCTGCTCCGCCTGCCGCAGAACTAGTTGATCCACCACCACCACCACCACCAGTGTTATCTGCTCCTGCAGTACCTGCTTGACAACTTGGTCCACCTGCTCCACCACCGTCAGAAGCACTACCTCCACAACCTGAATATGCACCACCGCCACCACCGCCTGCTCTTCCAGTAGGTGTTCCATTTATTGAACTTGTTGATCCAGTACCACCTGCACCGCCTGCTGCTCCAGAAACAGGAGTTCCAGGAGAACCAGCACCACCTCCGCCTCCACCTGCAATAGAACCACCTCCAGACGTACTACCTCCTCCACTGCCTTGAGGTGGACTTACAGGAGGGGTATTTCCTGCTGCTCCAGATGGTCTCTCTCTATGTGCTCCACCTCCAGAACCACCAGAACCTGCAGAATTACAATCATTTGCTCCACCTCCACCACCTGCTGATGTTATACTTGAAAAACTTGAATTTGAACCAGGATTACGACTTGAAGCACCCCCACCACCTACAGTTATTGGATAACCTTGAGCTGATACTGGTAAAGCTGATACTGGACTTGTTAAAGGCCCAGGCCCTGCACAATAAGAACCTGAAGAAGTACCGTTTGATGCTCTCCATCCTCCAGCTCCTGCACCACCTCCGTGATTACAACCTCCAGCTGCACCTCCAGCAACTACCATATAATCTACTGTTGCTATATCTCCAGCGGCAGAAACACAAAATGTTCCTGGACCTGTAAATGTGTGAATTTTGTAATCTCCGCAAGTTGTTTCTGTTCCGCCTGTTGCTTCCATATATACTACGGATGAGTTATCTCCTTCTTTACCTGCGCTAACAGTTTTCCAACCTCTTGTTCCATCTACATAAACAAAAGTCATAGCTATTCCATTATTTTCAATAGTTAAATTTGTAGCTGATCCTTCTATATTAGATCCATTTCTTGCAATTGTTATATTATTTGTAACAGAAGTTGCTGCATAATCTGAAACAGCCACAATATCGCCTGCACTCGGTGAGGCAGGGAGCGTTACTGTTATTGCTCCAGAAGTTGTGTTTACAAAATATCCATTACCACTCACTGCTGTGAATGATGCTGTTTTAGCTGTTGTATCCCAGTCCACTGTCCCCGTTCTACCAAAACCTGTCTGCGATGCTCCACTCGCTAAAGCAATAGTATCGCCACTTGCACCTAGTGTAATTGTTGTCCCACATTTTTTGATGATGTTTGAATCATCTGAAACTTTATTTATATTGTCTACTTTAATTTTACTTGTCATAATTATTGAAATTTGTACCTTATTACTACTATACCTGAACCGCCACCACCTGAAAGACCGCCTGGACCTGGCCCACCACCGCCTCCACCACCACCGCCAGTATTAACTGTGGCATTTCCTGCAGTTGGACCAGTTGTTCTACCACCACCTCCACCACCACCAGAACCTCCTGAAGCATTTCCTGTCCAACCAGTACCTCCACCACCACCAGCTCTTGTTGTTGGAGATCCTGTAATTGAAGTTGTTACACCATTTCCTCCTGCTCCACCATATGAATTAGTACTGTCAGAATTAGGACCTCCAGCATCAGTTCCTTGAACTCCTGCACCGCCTCCACCACCTGCAGAATAATAATAACCATTTCTACCTTTTCCTCCAACAAATCCTTGTGCTGGACTTACAGGGGGAGTGTTTCCTAAACCTCCATTATCTATTAAAGCTGAAACTGGAGCGGATCCCGAACAAGTACCACCACCTCCACCACCTGCACCACCATTTCCACCTCTTGTATCATTTACTACAGGAGCGGGAACAGTTCCTGGATGAGCTCCACCACCATATCTTCCTCCGCCTCCACCAAGTGCTGCTGTTATTGTTGAAAAAGTTGAATTATTTCCTGGATTTCCAGAACCAGCAGCTGGACCACTTACGGCTCCACCCCCACCGACTGTGATTGGATAAGCTTGAGCTGTGACTGTAACTCTATTAGGAGCACTTGGATAACCGTCTAAAGGACTTGCTGTATAAGGTGTTAATGGACTTTTAATTTCTCTAAATCCTCCAGCACCGCCCCCCCCAGTTCCAGCGGGTCCACTAGCTCCCGCTCCTCCACCACCTACCACCATATAAGAAACTATATTTTCTGCTGCAGTAATTGAAGCAGCTGATACTGTAAAAGTACCCGGTCCTGTAAATATATGAATTTTGCAATTACCTGATGTTGATTCAGTTCCACCACTTGCCACTAAAAAAGGGCTAGCTCTAACATTAGAAGTTGAATCCATAGTATTAATCCAACCTTGTGTTGAATCAACATATATAAAAGTTACTGATTGACCTTCTGTATTTAAAGTTACATCTGCATTAACAGAACCAATTTTTTCTGATCCGTTTGGTGAAACGGTTAAACTATTTGTTTGCCAAGTCGCTGCATAATCTGCAAGTGAAACTATTGCTCCAGCACTTCCCGCTGGTAAGTTAACTGTAAAAGCACTTGATGTTGTATTACAAAAATATCCATTACCTGATACTGCACTAAACGTTGCAGTCTTTGGAGTTGTATCCCAATCAACAGTTCCTGTTCTACCAAAACCTGTTTGAGTAGCGCCGCACGCAAGTGTAACTGCCGTGCCTGATCCACCTAAAGTTAAGGTTGAACCACTTTGTTTATCTATTGCATCTACTTCTATTTTTGACATTATACTATTACTAAAGTCCCTGTTACTGTTATTGTACCAGGTATAGTGATAGGTCCTGCTAATACACCGTTCTCAACAGTTTGAGTACCATCAATTGTACCTGCTTGATTTTTTATAAATTCGTCAGGGGCTGTTCCGCCTCCTATGTATTGGATTCCATTTACTATTGCCGTCATTATTCCTCCTATGAACTAATATCGTCGATAAATGAAGTAATAATATCTAAAGACGAAGCGGTATCGCTTTGAGCTTT